CTTGATTACCGTGCCTTCGTCGAAGACCCGCACGATGTGCGGCGCCTTCGACCAGACCAGGCTTGCCGCGTCATGGCCCTTGTTCGGGTAGGTCCGCGACCGCCAGGCCCGTGCGAGGCGAACCCCGAGACCGGCGGTCAGGACCTGCTTGCGCAGATCCTGCTTCAGACCCTCGCCGGCATCGCCGACACCGGCTTCGACCGCCTTGGCGATGCGCCCGGCCTCGGCCTCCAGGTCACGGCGGACGGCTTCGCCGAGTGCGGCAAAACCCGGAAGGATCCTGTTCGCCATCACTGAGGCCGCACGTCGAGGGTCCAGATCAGCCGTTCGGGATCGCGCACCGGCTCTCCCTGGACGACCAGCATCTGGCCATCGACCTCGATGGTGTCGCCCGGTCGAGGCTGCTCGATCGCCGCGACGAGCACGTCGACCAGCGTGGTCTCGGCATGCAGCCGGGTCTCCCCGAACTCGATGACCTGATCCGGACGCCGGGCGAAGATGCGCAGCGGCACGCCGTCTCCGATCCCGCCCGGGCGATAGACGGCCGAGCGCGCGAGGTTGGGATCATTGAACAGCACCTCCAGGGCTGCGGCGATCGCCGACATCAGAAGCTGCCGTTGAGCCGCACCCGTCCGATGGTATCGGACGCACCGCCGCCGACGGCATCCACCGCGACGCCGATCGCCGTATTCCCGGAGGCGGTCTTCGTCGCCACCTTGGCGGTGTTGTCCCAATAGACCTTGTCGCCGACCGCCCAGGCCTGCGATGCCGCCTTGGTCAGATCGAAGATGCCGACGAGGGTAGCCTCGACCGTCTCGCCATTGATGGCATTCCCGGCGGCAATACCGAAGACGGCGCCGACGAGCAGGCCGTCGCCGGACGCGACGTCGTAGGGCGCGGTGAGGGTGATCGTGTTGCCGGGCTGGACATAGTTCTTCATCGTGTGGGTCCTCTTGAAAGGCGAAGGGCGGCTCCCCGCAGGCGAAGGCCTGCAATACGAGGGGTTCCGCCCGTCTCGTCAGGGTTCAGATGTCAGGGGGTGGTCCGGCTTATGCGCCCGGGTTCTTGTAGAGACCGCGCCAGTCGATGGCCTTGGCGCCGAAGTCGAGGCGGCACTTGATCTCGACGCCGTCGACGTCGAAGCCGTTTCGGGTCTCGATGTAGGCGCCCTGCTGGCCTTCGAGATAGGCGTACTCGATCGTATCGATCTGGTTTGGCGAGGCGGCCAGATACCAGGCGGTCTCGCTCGCCCCGTCGAGCCGCGGCTCGGCGATCGGCGACAGCGTGCGGATCGATTGCGGCACCACGTTCCCGCTCTGCGCGGGCACGAGGTTCTGCGCCACCAGTTGCTCGGCTTTGAGTTCGAGGGCCGCCGGCACGATCAGGAAGGCGGGCCGGATGTTCAGCACCGTCTTCTTGTCGAGGCCGGTCTGCTTGCGCATGGCTGCGCGCGCCGCACCCACGCTGTCCACCCCGAGCGCCGCGCCGGAGCCGGCGAGGTTCTTGTGGTTGGCATGGAACAGCGCCGTCCCGTCCGCCATCGCCGGGTTCGCGGTGACGATGTCCCAGACCACGTCGCTCTCCAGCTGGGCGATGGCGTTGCCGTACATCGCCGGGATCCGGGTGAAGGCGTCGAGATCGTCGTTGATCAGAACCTGCCGGGTGATGGCGACCACGCGGCCGTAGGTCTCGATGCGGTAGCTCTCCTTCGATTCGCCGAGCGTGCCGCGCTTGAACTCGCCGCTCTCCCCCACCTTGAGAAGCTGCGGTGCCTCACCCAGCTGGACCCGGTGCATGGCCTTGAAATCCGTGGCGAGCACCTGGCGGCAGAAGAGCGGGAAGGTCCGCGGATAGGCCTCGTAGGCCTGCCGCAGCGTCTTGTTGGTGACCGCCGCGAGGATCTCGGGGAAGTCCGAGGTCGAGTGCAGGGCGCGGGTCGCCACCTCGTCGCGCGACAGCCCGCGCGTGCTGGCCCCCACGGTCTCCAGGCTTTCGCGGGCGAGCTCCATCAGCGTCATTCCGCGGTACTCGCGGGCCGCATCCTCCAGCGGGAACAGTGTCGGGCTGTAGCGGTGCAGCAACGCATTGACGACAGCCTCGCGGCGGGTCACCGTCGCGTCGCGACCGCCCAGCGGTACCGAGACATGGCCGAAGGTCCGGGTCTCGTCGGACTGCGCCGCGACCTGATCGAGGATCAGCCGGCGCGCCTCGTCGATGGAAACACCGCGCTTGATCAGGTCGTCGGCGAAGCCGCGCTCGAGGTGCAGCTTGTCGGCAAGGCCGTGGATCGTGGAGACGCGCTCGCGCTCCTGCGCGCGGGCCTCGGTCACCAGCGCGTCGGTGTCGGCGCTGCGGGTCTGCTCCTGGGGCTTCGGATCGGGTGCGGCCTTCGACTGGCAGCGGACGCCCGTGTCCTTCGGCTGCGCCCGGGTCCCTGCGCCATTCGCCTCGGTGGTCTTCTCGATGGTCTTCTCCGCAGGCGCGTCGGTCGCGGCGCGGGTCGTCTCTTCGGTCTGATCGGTGTCGTGCATCACATTGGTCCTCTGCTGGGATTGGCCTGCGGCGCTGCGATGCAGGACGCAGTCATGGAGGTTCTGGTTGGCGCGGAAGCCGGCGGCAGGATCGGCGCCCACCGGTACGGCGGAGATCTCGAAGGGCGTCCAGTCGACGGCGCGCCAGAGCTCGCGGCCGCCCTCCGGCTTCGAGACTTCGTAGCGGTGAACCTGGTAGCCGATGGAGACCGCGCGGATGTGCCCGGCCTCGATGTCGCGCCAGATGTCGCCGACCCCATCACGCTCAGAGATCCGGATCCGAGCGATGCCCTGCCCGTTCTCGATCCGCGCGGAGCCCGGCACGACCGAGCCGATCACCGCATCGAGATCGTGCGCCTCGTGCACCTTCAGGAACGGCGCGCCGTTGTTCAGCCGTTCGAGGCGCACATGGTCGGGCGCCATGCTCAGCTCCTCGTCGTGCGGCTCGCCGAAGAGCGAGAGACGCCGCACCCGCGCGCCGGTCGACCAGATGACCTCGACGCTTCGGGTCTCGGGATCGATCGTGTTCGGGGAAAGCTCCGCCGCCCGGCGCAGGGCCGGCAGTTCGATCGTCTGCTCCATCAGGATTTCCTCGGATCAGGTCTCGTTGCCGTCCGGGTCATCAGGATCGGCTACACGGTCAGGTCCGGACGCGTCGTTCGTTTGCGCGCTGCCGGTCTTGGTGACGCGGCGCGGGTCGCTGTCGAGGACGAGGCCGAGTTCGTCGAGCTTGGCGTTCGTCGCCGCGATCTCGGCCAGCACCGCGTCGGGGTTGCGGCCCTGCCGGGCGATGGCCTCGGCCAGCGTCATGGTGCCCGAGCGGATAGCGAGCAGGTCCGCCATCGCGTCCTTCTGCGGATCGACCGCCTCGAACTTGGGCGGCGACCATTCGACGGGCACGTCCGCGGTCGGGATGCGCCCCGCCGCCCAGGCGGCTTCCGTGAACCAGCGCCAGACCGGCGCGCAGAACATCGGGATGAAGAGCTGCCACTGGACCGCATCGATCATCCGGCGGAACTCGACGAGCCCCGCCCGGATCGACGAGTAGTTCACCTGGCTCAGATCGCCGGTCAGCAGCTCGTAGGGCACGCGGAACCCCGCCGAGATCGTATGCAGGCTCGCGCGCTTGTACTCGCCATAGCCGCCGGTCGCGGCCGGCTGGTTGAAGCGGATGTCCTTGCCGCCGCGGGCATAGGCGATGAGGCCCGGCTCGAACTGCTCGACCCGGTTGCCGTCGGCGTCGACCACGGATGGCGCGATGCCCTGCTGCGCTTCCTCCTCGCCGAAGACGATCGCGGTGACGCAGGCCTCGGTCTTCTTGCGGACGATCTCGGCGACCTCGTAATCGTCGAGGTCGCGAAGGGCGCGGATCACCGGCGCACCCCAGGGCACGCCGCGCGCCTGCGTGCGCTGCTTCTCATAGACATGGGCGATCTCGGAGGCCGGGACCGCGCGGCTGGTAAACCCGCCAGTCAGGGCGTGCATCGCATCGCCCGGATGCGCGCCGAAGAGCCAGTAGGCCCGGCGCCGACCGAGCGCGTCGAACTCGATTCCCTGGACCGCCTGTCCCGACCCGAGCGCCCCGTTGCGGGTCGCGTCGAGGAAGTCGGCTTCCAGCAGCTGCAGCTGCACCGGCGGCATGACGCCGTCGCCGGCACGTCGCGGCCGGCGACGGACCAGCACCTCGCCGGCCTCGACCATCTCGCGACAGGCGAGCGTCTGCAGCCCGTAGAAGTCGAGCTGGCCGTCGGCGTCGCAGGCCCGTGCCCAGATCTCGAACAGCCGATCGACCTCGCGGTCGAGCGCGGCGTCTCCGCTTGCGGCGCGCGGCATGATGCCGGCGCCGACGATGTTGTTGACCAGCACCGAGACCGCCTTGGCCGCATGCGGGTTGTTGCGCACCAGGTCCCGCATCCGGTCGCGCAGGAGTGCGCCGGCCCGGCTAATCTCCGCGTCCGCCGAGGAGCCCGGCGCGCGCCAGCCATCGGTGCGCCGGCCGCGGGCCGCGCCCTCGTAGGAGCGGGCAAGCCCCTCGAAGGCCTGCCGCGCCAACACGCGCCGGGTGGCAGCCCGTGGGGCGACGGTCGCGATGGCCCGGTCGAACCAGGACACCGACATCAGCGGTCCCCGCGCGCGAAGCCGGCGAAACCGGCGATGGGGCGGTTCGCCGCGCCAGCGATCTGGCGCTCGATGGTCCGGATGCGCCCGAGCAGATCCTCGGCGGAACCGTATTCGACGGTCTTGCCGTCATAGCTCACTCGCGTGGTCCCACTCGCATAGGCGCGCCGGAGCGCCGCGAGTTCCGCTTCCGTCCAGTCCGCCATGTCCTGTTACCCTGTCGAGCCTTCGGCTCTCCGCGCCTCTTGCTCAGAACCAACCTTCACGCCGCCCGAGCCAGTCGGAGCGGCGTTTGCCTTGTGCGCCCGATGTCGGGCGACCGATCATGCCGGCCGGAGCGTCATTCCCGGTCGGAACGCCGAGCTGCGCCTCGAGATCTGCCCATGTCGCCTCGGGCCAGCGGTCCGCGCCCGCGATCCAGGCGGCGGCGCGCGCGTAGACCCGGCAGTCCAGCGCCTCGTTGCGTTCGCGCAGCTTCTGCCATTCGAGCCGGGCGAAGCCGCGCCGGTTCCTGACCGTCACCAGCTGCTCGGCGGTGAGCTGTTTGATCCACTCGGTATCGGCCCAGCCAGGTAGATGCACCGTGCCGGGCGCGAATGCGGCCCCTGCTTCGCGTTCTTCGGGCGTCGGGCGCGGCAGCCGCAGGAATCGGTAGGTCTCGGCCTTGAAGGTCGAGACCGCCACGGTCCACAGCCGCGCGCCGCGCCGCAGGCGCTTGCCGCCCGCCGTTGCATCCACATAGGTCGGCCCCGAGACCGGGCTCGCCCGGTTGAACCCTTCGAGGCCCTTCACCGGTGCCACCTGCGCGAAGCCGACCGAGCGCGCCCAGCCATAGACAGCGGCGGTCTCGTAGCCGGTGTCGATGGCGAGCCGGGCAAGCCCCAGCTCCGCGCCACCCGCATGCCGCCAGTTGCGCCCCAGAAGATCGGTCAGCGCCGCCCAGCTCTCCGGCCGGTCGGGCCCGCCCTCGATCACCACGTGGTCGACCAGCCAGCTTTCGAGCCCGCGGCCCCAGGCCCAGACATCGACCTCGATCCGGTCCTTCTGGACGTCGGCGCCGGCGGTCAGGAACAGGCCACCCGCGGGAACGGTCCCCGTCGGCCAGTCCTCCCGCCGTTCGGCGATCCGCTGCCAGTCGGGCGCATCGCCGGTCTCGATCCAGGTCTCGCCGAGCACCGTGTTGCGGAACACCCGCTCCGCCTCGTCGGACCCCGCCGCCGTCTCCTTGTCCCGCGCGATGTCGGCCCAGCTCTTCCACCCCGGCGGCGAATAGAGCGCCGAGAGATGAAACCCCACCGTGCGCGCATCGCGGGGCTCGGCGGTCGCCCGCCATTTGCCGGCCGCCAGCATCGCCGGCTTGTGGTGCTCCTCGATCCGCTCGTCGCAGGCATCGCAATGGTACGCCGCCGTCTCCGGTTTGCCCTTCTCCCAGCGCAGCCGCTCGAACCTGAGCCACTGCATCTCCCCGCAATGCGGGCACGGCACGAAGAACCGCCGCTGGTCGCTCGCCTCGTATTCGCGCTCGATCCGGCTCACGCCGCGGATCGTGGGCGTCGAGACGAGGAAGACCTTGCGCCGATGCGCGAAGGTCAGCGAGCGCGCCTCGGCGAGCCCGACCGGGTCGCCTTCCTCGTCGGCCGAGGCCGGATAGGCGTCGACCTCGTCGAGGAAGACGTAGCGCGCCGGCATCGAGCGCAGGCCCACGGCCGAATTGGCGCCGGTCATCACCAGAACGCCGCCCGGGAAGTCCTTCGACAGCTGCGTGTTGCCGCTCTCGCGCGCCCGCGCCGGGCGGACGCGCTCCTTCAGCGCCGGGCTCTCCTCGATCAATGGATCGATGCGCTGGCGCGAGTTGCGCTTGGCCAGTTCCACCGTCGGCTGGACCGCCAGCATCGGCCCCGGCGCATGGTGCATTACGAAGCCGATCCAGTTGTTGCCCGCCTCCGTCGCGCCGACCTGCGCGGCCTTCATGAACACCACCCGCTGGGTCGGATCGCCCGGGCTGAGCGCGTCCATGATCGCGCGCATGTAGGGCGTGCGCTCGGTGCGGTAGCGGCCGGGCTCGGCGCTCGCGCGCGAGCTCAGCCAACGATGCGTGTCCGACCATTCCGAAACCGTGAGCCAGGGGTCGGGCGTCAGCCCGCGGCCCCAAGCCCGGATCAGCGCCTCGGCGCCGTCGAACCCTTCGATCTCAGCCGAGAGCGATACGGGGCTGGGCGAGCTCGTCGAGGTGGGCGCGGACATGGGCCTCCAGAACCTTCTGCATGGCCGCCGTCTCCGTCCCCAACTCCGCCGCCATCAGCGCGGCGACCCGCGCCGGCCAGTTGACCCATGCGTCCCGCTCCTCGCGCGCGAGCCGAAACACCAGCGCCGTGGCGCGGTCGCGATCGACCAGTTCGCCCTTCAGCTTTGCAAGCCGGATACGCCGCTCCTGCGCCTTCAGCACCTCGTGCGCGGTCTTCGCCTGCAGGAAGGTCGTGCCGCCGCCGGTCACCGGCGCGGCCATCCCCTGTTCCTTGAGCGTATCGCCCACCGCCGAGACCGCCGCCTCCGGCACCGGCTTCATTCCGGATCGCGCCGATGCGGACTTCGGGCGGCTCTTCGACGGGTCGGTGGTCTCGGCCCGCTTCGCGTCGCTCGCCGCCGCGTCGATCGAACCATCGGCATGCAGGACGAGCCGGCCGGCGACCTTCGCCTTCTGGATCGCGCCGCGCGACAGCCCGACATGGGCGGCATATTGGCGCTCGCTCATGCCCTGCATGCGACCTCTAAAACAGCAATGAAATGATGCACTTATCTGCTTGATGGCGGCGCGGATCGGAGCCTGTATGGGGCCAGCACGATCAAGCCAGGAGCCAGACGATGACCACCACGATCCTTCCCACCCGCAACACCGAATGGGGCTTCTGGGGCACCATCGACCGGATCGACGACGATCTGGCCGCCGACGCACCCAAGGCCTGGACGCTCGCCTCGCAAGCCATCGCCGCCGCCACGGGCGTCTCCCCCGAAGGGGTGCGCGACTTCCTCGACAGCCGCCACGGCCGCCACTTCGCCGACGACGTCGCCAACTGGCTCGCCCGCGGCGACACGCTGAAGGACGCCATCGATGCCGCCGTCGCCCGCTGGATGGGCTGGCGCATCGACCGGCGCACCGAACGCGAGATGGGGATCCCGCGCGGGCTGCCGTATCTCACCGGGTTCGTCACTCACTGCGAGATTGAAGCCGAAGCGTTCGACTGACCCGCCGCTCAGACCGGCCTCCTGCCCCGCACCGCATGCGGTCGGGGCTCGGGGTGGTAGAAGAGGCGCGATGGTCGCGCCTCCCATTTCCGGAGGTCTAACGATGACTCAAATCCAGCTTTCCGATACCCAAGCCGTCATTCTCAGCGCCGCCTGTGCCCGGGACGACGGGCTCGTATTCCCCATCACCGCCAAGATCAAAGGCGGCGCGGTGGGCAACGTCTGCAAGAGCCTGCTCAAGCGGCGCCTGATCGAAGAGATTCCGGCGGTTGATCTCGACACGGTGTGGCGGCACGACGAGGCGAACGGTCCGATCACCCTGCGGGCGACGCCGCTTGCTTACTCCGCACTGGGAATCGTCGAGGACAGCGAACAAGGACCTGCACCCGATGGTGCTGATACTGTCTCACCAGAACCCGCGAAGTCCCGGCACGGCAGCAAACAAGCCCTACTTGTCGAGATGCTAAGGGACCCGGAAGGCGCAACGATCCAGCAGATCGTCGATGCCACGGGATGGCAACCCCACACGGTGCGCGGCGCCATCGCTGGGGCGGTCAAGAAGAAGCTCGGTCTCGACGTCACCTCCGAGAAGGTCGAGGGGCGCGGGCGGGTCTACAGGCTGCCGCCCGCCTGACGTGGCAACAGCTGCCAATCGCGGAGACCGCCGTCCTTCGGGGCGGCGGTTTCTCATCGGACGCCGCGCACCTGGATTGCTTCGAACAGCCGCCGCAGCGCAAACGACCGCGCGATGCTCACCACGGTGAACACCGCGCCCATTTTCAGGTTCTGCACCAGCGTCGTCTGCAGCCCGAAGACCGGGAAGATCAGGATCTGCGTCACCACCGCGACGCCGTACCCGACGGCGACGTTGGCGACGGACTCCACGAGCGACATGGTGCGCGACTGCTTCATGCCATCGTCCCTTCATCCATCGGCCAGCAGTTCAGCCGCGAGAGTTCGGATCGCATGCGCCGCAACCAGCGGCACCACTCCGTTTCCACAGAGCCGAAGCCGGTCCACCCGGTGGGCCAGCCCATCAGCGCCTCGACGAACAGCGGGTTCAAGGTCCGGCGCGGCTCGGAGGTATCTCTCCCAGCCATCGGCGTCACCAGGACCTGGCGGCCAAGCAGGCCGTTCACCGGCGTGTTCGTGAGACTCGTTGCTCCGTCCTTGTGATCGCGCGCCGTCGGCGTCATCCACAGGCAGCTGGCATGGGTCAGGTCCGCTGTCTTGCGATTGCCCGCGCTCGGTTTGCAGCCGTCGTTCGCCATCGGCGTCGGCCAGTCCCGCGCCAGGCGGTCCAGACCCTTTTCGTCCTTTCGGTCCCCGCCTCGGCTGCGGAAACTGTCGGTCTGAGGCGTCGGCCACATCCGCAGCATCTCCGTTCGGTTTCCGCCACTCGAACGGGTCCCGGAGCAGGCGCGCGGGGTCGGCCAGGTCGTCATCCTCGCGAATGGCGAGGATGAACAGCCGTTCGCGCTTGTGGGGCGCACCGACCTCCGCCGCCGTGAAGAGGCCCGCCGCAAGGCGGTAGCCCATGCCGACCAGTCCTGCGGCGACCTCGGGGAATCCGAGGCGGAGATGATGGGCGACATTCTCGAGGAAGACGAAGGGCGGCTCGACCTCGCCGACGATGCGGGCGACATGCGGCCAGAGGTGACGCGGATCCTCCGCGCCGAGGCGCTTGCCTGCAACGCTGAACGGCTGGCACGGATAGCCTGCAGTGACGATGTCCACCGCGCCGCGCCACGGGCCGCCGTCGAAGGTTCCAACGTCGTCCCAGACAGGTGCCGGACCCAGGGCCGCGTCTTCCATCCGCGCCACGAGAATGGCTGCGGCGTAGGTTTCCCGTTCGACATGGCCCACAGCACGATATCCGGGGATGGCGATGGTGAGCCCGAGGTCGAGCCCGCCTGCGCCGGAGCAGAGCGAGAGGCCGAACAGGCATGCGTCTCCGTCCCCCGAAGCGCTTCCGGGGGGATATAGAGCCAGGTCATGCACGGCCTCAGCGTCGCGCGTCCGCCAGCGCGGCAAGGGTCTCGGGAGAGCCGTCCAGCACGGCCGCCTTGCCCGTGAACTGCTGCCACCGGGTCACGGCGACGTCGACATAGGCCGGATTCAGTTCGATGCCGAGGCAGACCCGCCCGGTGGTCTCGGCCGCGATCAACGTGGTGCCCGAACCCATGAACGGCTCGTAGACGGCCTGACCCGGACTAGAGTTGTTGACCATCGGCCGGCGCATGCACTCGACCGGCTTCTGCGTGCCATGGGCCGTCTCGGCATCCTGATCCCTGCTGGCGATGCGCCACAGCGTGGTCTGCTTGCGGTCCCCGGCCCAGTGCCCCTTGCCGGTCTTCCTGACGGCGTACCAGCACGGCTCGTGCTGCCAGTGATAGTCGCCGCGGCTGAGAACCAGCCGATCCTTCGCCCAGACGATCTGGGAGCGGATACTGAAGCCGGTGGCTTCGAGACTGTCCGCCACGGTCGCCGCATGCAACGCCCCGTGCCACACATAGGCGACGTCGCCAGGGAACAGCGCCCAGGCTTCGCGCCAATCGGCGCGGTCGTCGTTCAAAACCTTGCCTGTGCGCCGGGTCGCAGCGACCCCGGCCTTGTTGCGCCATGCTGGATCGTAGTCGACGCCGTATGGCGGATCGGTGACCATTAGCAGGGGCTTCACGCCGGCCAAGACACGCTCCACGTCGCCCGCCGTCGTGGCGTCGCCGCACAGCAGGCGGTGCGGTCCGAGGATCCAGAGGTCGCCCGGCCGACTGACCGGCTCCTCCGGGGTCTCCGGAACCTCGTCCTCGCCCTCGCGGGGGCCAGCCTCGGCCTCGATGGTCTCAGCGAGTAGCCGATCGAGTTCGCCATCGGCGATGCCGATCAGCGAGAGATCGAAATCCTCGGCCAGCAGGTCCCGCAGCTCTGCCGAGAGCAGCGCCTCGTCCCAGCCGCCCATCTCCGTGAGCTTGTTGTCGGCGATCCGGTACGCTCGCCGCTGAGCCTCGGTCAGATGACCGAGCACGATCACCGGTGCTTCAGTCAGCCCAAGCTGCGTCGCCGCCAGGATGCGCCCATGGCCGGCGATCACCTCGCCGTCCTCGGCGACGAGCACCGGAACCGTCCAGCCAAACTCCGCCATGCTGGCGGCGATCTTCGCGACCTGGTCGTCCCCGTGCGTCTTGGCGTTCTGCGCATAAGGCTTAAGCCGGTCGAGCGGCCAGGTCTCGATCGCGTCGGGCGCGAAGCTGAGCATCATGAACGATCCTGTTCGAGCGACGCCGGAAGCCGGGGCCGGAGTCCATCACTGGATCCGGCGCTGGACTCCGTCGGGGTCCACCGGCATCCACCTGAGCGTCGGCAGAAGGTTTTGATTTATTGAAGATATCGGGGCGCGGCGGCCGGGGTGGACTCCGGGTGGCTTCCCAAAAATCCGGCCCTGTCGCTGGCGAAATGCCGCGCTTCGCCCGCCAGCATACGATTTCCGCCAGGAAGGACCCGCGAACTCGTATGATCAGGCGATGCTGGCGTGAACGGGCATCGATCCATAACGAAAGGATCAGTGTGGAACCTTTACTTGGATCGGTTCCAACGAAAGGATCCGTGCGCTCGTGATCGCGACGCGCGCGCCTCTCCCGAGGATAGCCAGAATTTACCCAAGAACCGGGGTTTTCGTCTTTTCGAAAAGTGTCCGGCGGACACTTTCCGCTCCGCTTCCCGAGCTTGCGATCACTCGCCGAGGATCGCCCGCAGATCTTTCATCAGCAGGAAGAGATGATAAGGGTCGGTCGGACTCGGGTCGAAATCGAATTGCTCGTACCAAGCACGCGCTTCATCGTCCTTGGCATGAACGAGCAGTGCTCGGATGCCTGCAATGTCTGCCGCTTCAGCCGTGCGCAACAGTGCATCTTTGAGCAACGCCTTGCCCAGCCCCTTTCTATGCTCGGATCGGTCAATGGCAAGACGAGCGAGGAGCATCACTGGGATCGGATGACGGGCAAGCCCTTTGCCGACACGACCGGGAGCGTCGGCATGTTCGACGGCGCCGACCGCGAGGCTGTAGTAGCCCACAACACGCTGCTCGCCGCGGCAGACGACATAGGTCTGAGCGCTGCCCGCTTTCTGGTTGACCAGAGCGTGGCGTTGCAGGAAGCGGTCGAGAGGTTCCTTGCCGGAATTGAACGCATCGAGGTCGTGAGAGGCATCGAGCTTTTTGACGGCAGAGAACGCTTTGTTCTCCGCCGTCACTCAAGCACGCTCTTCTCGGCAAGCAGTTTGGCGAGGCGCGGCTTGCTCTGGACGGGACGATCGAGAACATCCTGAAAAGCTTGCCACTGGGCATCATCCAGCCGGAACATACGCCGATCGACGAGCGCTTCCTCGGCGGCATGAATGCCCGCCTCAAGCAGGAACTCCGTCACGTTCTTGTGCGAAAACGTGGCTGCACGCTGCAGCAGCGCCTTCATGGTCGGCGTGGTGCGCACTTCGATACGTTCGGACTTAGCTTCGGCTACGGACATGGCTGATCTCCTGTCCCAATTTCTATATCATACGGACAACGTACGGACAAGAAGTTAATTGGGATGGCTGGTCGGGTCCTCGCAAGCCCCTTTGACCATCTCAATCACATAGCGCCGCGATCGGAGCCGGGGGACTTTACGACGGTTCAGCCGCCACGCGATCACGCAGAGCGCATAGAGCCAGTGCTCGTGCGCCGCCGACCGCTGCAATCCGACGGTCCAGCAGATGGTTTTCCATCGCTCGCCGTAGGCGCGCAACCAGACGATCTTGCCGTCGATCGGATCCAGTCCCACCGTCCAGGTCAGCGTCTCCTCCATCCGGCTGATCGCCGCCGGCGATGGCACGACGCGCATCGGCCTCGGCTCCTGCCCGACCTTGTCGGCGAAGCTGTGAATGATCTCCGGCCAGACGTTGAAGTAGCCCTGCCGGCGGGGTTCCGGCAATCGTTTCAGAACCGATGCGGCTTCCGCCAGCCGCTCCTCGACCAAGCTCGGCGTCCACTTCACAGCACGCCTCCTCGGGTCTCCATCGCCCAGAGCAGGATGGCGATGGCGTCGGCCTCGTTGTCGTCAGCGGGCTGGAAGCCCCGCTGGCGAATGGCAGCGAGCACGGCATCCTTGCCGGCGTTGCCCTTGCCCGTGGCGAAGCGCTTGATCGTACCGACGGGCACGCCCTGGTAGGCGACGCCCTCACTCTCACACCAGGCGCTCAGGGTGGCGAGGAAGCCGCCGTAGAGATGTGCGGCATCAGTGCCGACATGTCGCCGGACCTCCTCGAAGTAGACCGAGGCCAGGCCGCCACAGTCGTTCGCCAACTGGTCGAGCCAGCGCTGGAAACGCAGGTACCGCATGCCGCCGCCATCGAAGCGGCCGGAGCGGAAGCTGGCGGTTCCGCTGTGCACGATCCCGCCCGTCAGGCTCGCCCAGCCCGTGGTGGTGCCGAGATCCAGGGCGAGAATGGCGCCGCCCGCGGATGTCGAGATGACCGGGGCCGGATGGGGCGCGCTCTTTGGGAGGGGTGACGGGCACTGGCTCATGGTGGTGGGTCCTTCTCGTCTGATGTCGGTGAGGGGATGGACGGCACGGTGCCTGCGCGCGCGAAGCCCCTGGGGGTGGGAGTGGGAGAACCCGCTCGGCGCGGTTCTCCCCCACCCCCGAAGGGGGTGGCTTTCACCCCCACAACTTCGAGAGCGCAGCAACTTGTTGAATATTATGGAGAAATTGAAGTAGGGACGGCCCATGGCGTGGGTCGTGTTCCCAACTTGAATCTGCGAAAGGCCGCGCAGCGGAGCGCGCGGGAGCCAAGGTAGTTGGGGCGAGCCTTCCCAACTTGAATGTGCGCGGGATGGCTGGACGGTGCGCGGCGGCGCGAAAAGCAACGAAAGTAGTTGGGAAGCTGGCCGCCCAGCTCGCCGCAACTTGCCACAACTTGATCCTGCGTAAGTCCGCGTAATCGGGATGAGCTGGCGCATCACGAGGTCTCCTCCGTCTGATAGACCCAGACCAGGGGGTTCTCGACCGGCAGCGCCGCGCCGCTCTGCGGGCATTTGTAGGTGCTGGGAAGGACCGGGATCCGGACGGGCACGACCTCGCCGGTGTCGGGGTCTGCCGTCTCTTCTCCGGTCGGGAACGTCATGCCCTCGACGCAGAGATAGCCGAACTTCGAGCGCGAGGTCGGCAGACCGAACGGCGCGCCATCGCGTACGAACTTGATGAAACCCTTTGTGGCCAGCACGCTGATCCGTTCGCGGATCGTGTCCTTGCCGCCGAGCCCGGCCTGGTTCTCGAAGCTCTCGGCGAATTGCAGCGCGGTGTAGAGCCGGCCGGCCTCGGCCTCATCGAAGAGCAGTTGAAGGATCACGTCGTGTTTGCGCGCGCGCTCGGCGTCGAGCTTCTCGCCGAACTCGCGACGCACGAGCCTTGTCTCCGAGCGGTCGA